CACTTGCTTGAAGCCCGGTAGGGCCTGTTAAACCCATGGTTCAAGGCTTCAAACGTCCCATTCAACTCACTAATCCAGAGCTTTCTGGAAAATCTATCGAAAGTGGTCACGCTGGTGGTAATCACTACGAGGCATGGTCCTTTGTAGAAGCAAGGCCTTGGATTAGGTCTGGAATGAGCCGTTCACTGAACCCTACCGCGACGCCGATAAGTATTAGCATCGACATGGTTTCCTTAAAAAGGCTAAATGCTAGACCGGAAGTTGCCGCAAGGAAGGCTATTAAGCCAAAGGCACCCCCTAGGCAAACCCTAAGAATTCCTTGAAGAATGATTAGTTCGCTAGATTCGTACTCGTTTATCCTGATCTCTTTAGAGCGCTCTAGTACAGAGATTAATGTACCTAAAAAGCCACCTCCAATAGTAACTAACGAGGCATGAATTAGATCTGGTAAATTCGCGCACTCATACATTAGCCAAGCAGCTAAAGTGAGGAGCATCGCCGAAAGCGTGGTCGCAACTATGTAGTGAAGTTTTAGTTTATTTTCTGCCAGTCTATGTATTAGCTTGTCGACAGACTGAAATACCATAACTCCTTCTGCGCCATTGTTCCTTCTCAAGGCTGTGCTCATGGCAACAGCAAGTCTATGTTGTATCTTTTCGTTATATTCGCGAGGCAGCATTGCTTTCGCTAACGCCTGTATTCGTCCAAATTCGTTTTCGCTTTCGCTAACATTGTTGAGTCCTTTGTGGGAATAGCCGCAATTCCCTAATTTATTTATCCAGACGGAGTGATTCACTCCTCTAGATACTACGGATTTAATTTCAGGCTCATCTTCTATGGACTGTTCGAAGATCTGGAGTGCGTGGCTTATTTGCTCAGGATTCCTACTTTGAAAAATCACCCTCAAGGTACTTGTAAGTACCTTGGTTATCCCGGGCTTTGAAATACCTTTGAATCTTTTATGGCTTTTATTTATTAATCTCTCTAGTTCTAGCAGTGCACGGCTTACATCCTGGTCATAAAATTCCCAATACCAGTACGCTTCTGGATTGCTGTCTGTTGAATATATGGCGTAGTCAGATCCTTTGGAATATACATATGTTACCTTTTGCCCGTTCGATAAAATCGCGCCCTCTATAATTTCATCCAGCTTGCTGGCGGTTTTTTTGTAATATTCTAAATCTTCATCCGCAATGTCATAATCGTGCTCCTCTTGATCGTTTAATAAGTCATAATGATCAGGTGGAATTAAGTTATCAATTAACTCAGCTTCATCTTCATGTGAAAGCTTTAAGGGTGCATCTTTCGCCTCTAGCATTGTTTAGCTCCTTAGCTGGCACTATGAGTGCAAATTATTACGGAGCCACCAAGAACCCATTCGGTTTACGAGGCAGCCGGCGCCATGCCCGATGATTAGTGTGCAATAAGGCTATTATTAGCGCCGTGATCGGCTCGAAATAGCGTAACAATACCCTTGGGTCTGCAAAGCAGGAGAGCTATGGGCGGCACCAGCAAAATCCGTTTCATTGGTCTTCTCATTCCTTCGGGCGTACCAGCGCCTAGCTATGGTCTGTGTAATCGCTATCCCGCGTTTGGGTTACGCGCGTCTTGGCTGGTCTCGCCAGGATTAGAACTTACGGCTTCGGAGCGGCGCCGTTCGGCTTCCTTCACACGAAGGGATTCGATGTAGTCCTCGGCTTGTTCTTTCTTTTCCCGCTCTATTTGCAGCGCTTGGGCTTCTTGGCTGGCTTTCTCTGAGCGCTGCTTGGCAAATTCTTGCATCCCTTGCGTGCCTTGGTAGATGGCAAAAATCGTAGCCACGGTCACGCCTGCTTTCAGCACAGCTCGTTCAACGTCCATGTTCCGTTCCTCCTCCGATCCTTCGGGCGTACCAGCGCCTAGCTACTTTCTGTGTGATCGCTATCCCGCGTTTGGATTGGCCAAGTTTCGGTTGGCCTCGTCGTAAGCAGGGCTGGTCTGTCCCATCTCTGGTGCTACTTCGCCACTGATCATCCACCAGCGGTAGCTTGGGAAAAGCTTCCCTAACTCTTCAACCTCGTCCGTGCTTATCCGGACGTCTTTGTTATAGAGCACTGTCCTCCAGCGGTTGGATCCGATGGGGGTTTCTCGAACCAGCCGATCCATGCCCGCTATAGACGCGACGGTTCTAACGCGCTCGTTTAAAGTGCTCATTTGGTATAAATATTTCGCTCAAATAATTTGAATTGATCCTTGGGTGCTCGTATAGTTTGTTCAAATAGTTTGAATCAAGCTATTTGAGGATCAGTCGGATTATAGGGCAAAAGCTATGGAACAGTCTGGAGTAGTGGGGTTAACCATCGAAGGCCAAGCCGAACGGATTGTTAGCTTCCGAGAAGCACCGTTCTGCACTCAGCTCGTGCTGGCCGAAATGATGGGCGTCGAGCAGATCACCGAAGACGTAGTGCGCGGCTGGGTGGAAACCAACACGCTCCCAACCGTGAAGATCGGCCGCCGCCGCGTCATCAACCTGCATCGTATCCGCCGCGACATCGAGCGGGGCAAGTCGGTGTTCTGCCAGGGAGATTACGCCGATGAATGAGGCCATTGACCATGAGCTCCTACAACCGGCTTCCCCACGCACCGGACTGCGACTGCTCTGTTTGCTGGTCCCGACGCGAAATGGCGAAACCCGCTCGCTCCCAGTCCACACCCTGCGCCCAATGCCGCCCCGCATCTGCGGTGCCGATTCGCACCCTACAAATGGGCCGCGTCGGTGGCATCTGGAAGCCTCTGCTTTCCGAATGGAAGGTGGAACCGGCCTTTATCTGCGAGAAACACACGCGACCCGACCGACCGCCAAAGTACTGGAGCGTTGTGCTCGACACTGGCCGACCAACGCCCTACGTCCCGATCCACGAACCGTTCGAGCTGGTGGGGTGAGCCATGGCTAATCAAGCGCAACAAGCCGACTTCTTCTGGCGCATCTATCTGCCAATCGCCTTGCTGGCGGCGGTGCTATTCGGGTTCCCTTGGCTGGCGATGAAGATCAGCGACCACCAAACCGCCTCCGAAGCCGAGCAGGTCCAGGGCCGCGCTCCCGGCTTGTCCGAACACGCTTCACCGTTCGGAAAAACGGAAGCACGGGCGCAGCACACCCTTGACCCGGCACGAACCGAAACAGCCTCCGCTCGGGAGTGTGGGGAGTGCTTTTCTCCCCGCGCTCCTGAGCCCTCGGCGGCGAGAGTGGGATGACAAGGGCAAAGCCCTTGGTGTGAACCAACCAGAGAACACGCACAACGCGACGTTTTAACCAGTAGGCCAAGTAACAGATCACCTCGGCGAACTTGCGAGTTCACCGGTTCGGGATCGCTCGGCCTGCGAAAAGCAAAGCAGCGCAATAAAGCGCAACTAGAGAGAGGAAACACAAATGGCACGTTCGATCATGGAAGTTGCATTTCTCAGTGCTGAGAAAGTTGAGTTCGACAACGTAAAGCTGGTGAAGCTGTTTGTCGGTGACGAGCCGGACGGCAAGCGTGACCTGGGCATTTCCATCCTGTCGATGAATGTGGCCGAAGAAGCCCTGGACGAAGTGTGGGCCGCCTGCGAAGGCCTTGATGTGCTGGAGCCGATCCGCGTCACCACGGAGATCGAGCGCGGCTCCAAGAACACCGGCAAGTTCATCGTCCTGCACGTCGAGCCGGTTAAAGCCACCGCTCAAGCCCCCAAGCCGAACCCTGCCCAACAACCCGCTAAGCCTGCCGGCACACAGCCGGAGCCGGCCAAAGCCAACTAAGGGGAGGGGCGGCCATGTTGATCAGTGACCGAGTGATCTGCGACTGCTGCGGCAATGACATGGGCAAGCTCATGGCACTGCCTGCGCCGCAAAGCGATCTGCTGCCGGATCTCAACCTGCCGCCCCATTTCGCCGTCTGCCCTGACTGCGAACCCCTGGAAAAAGATGCCGACTTCGTTGAGGTCGGCCAATGAATTTCCTCGCCTGTGACGGTGACTGGCTGCAAGGCGCTGATGGCTCGCCCGTCTGCTCCGGGCCGCTGGTGGCCCTCACGGTCGAGGAAATGCAGAGCCTCTACGGCGCTGCACTGTCCTGGGAACAGGTCACCGAGCTACAGGGCGAAGCGATTGTGTTGTTCGCCACCGTGTTCGGTTTTCTGGTCCTGAAAAAAGTCCTGTAACTGCGAGGTTTTATATGAAGCATTTCATTAAGAAGGTTGGCATTGGTGCATTCGCCGCTATGTCGGTTGCTACCGGTTCCGTTTATGCCGCTGTGGGGGCTGAAGCAACTGAGAAGTTGGCTGAAGCAGGTACTGATATCGGCACTGTCGGCACGGCGGTGCTTGGCCTGATCATCGCCGCCATGGCGTTCAAGTACATTCGCCGCGCCCTGTAACCGGAAACCGTGCACTGCATGTGCCGAAGCAAACAAACCCCGCTCCGGCGGGGTTTTCTCTTCAAGGGAAACGCCAATGAGCTACGAACTGTACGTCCTGATCCTTTCCACCCTGGCGTTTTACCTCGTGTTTTTTGGGCGGGTATAGGTATGAAAAGGATTTTTTCGGTTTTGGCGGTGTTGGTGCTTTGGCATTCTCCAGTTAGTGCTGTTGACTATTATTGGAAGTGCTCGCAAGTTCAATGTACGCCTCAGTCATCATTAAAGGAGGCTGCCTTGAACTCAGCGATTGTTCAGGGTGTTTCATCTGACAGGCTTGCTATATGGCAATTTCAGGGGTGTGAATTAGTTCGCCCTGATTATGGGAGCTGCAAGTGGCGTGAACCGCATCCTACCAATCCCAATGTTGGTAGTATTTATAATTATCTAGCTGCTCGCTATGGTGATTCGTGCCCATCTGGAACCGAATATAACTCGGAGACCGGTGAGTGCGTTGCACCTGAAGAAGACCAATGCGCGTCTACCGAAGGTCAAGTAATTGACCATGAATATAACGGCGGTCCGGTTGATCGCCCTGGCCCGCCTGATGCGCCGCCGTCTGCTATCTGTGAGAGTCAATGCCAATACACGCGCACTAATGTTGTTAAGGGCTGCTCTCGTTTTCTGGATGGCGATAATCTTACTGATGTGTTTTGTACGGTTGAATACAAGGGCAATGGAAGTTCTTGCACTTCGGGCAATCCTTCGCCTGGAAATCCATTTGATCAGCCTCCAAGCAAGCCGCCAACCAAGGCAGATCCATCGTTCGCAAAAGACAGTAAGTGTGGTGATTGGGAAACCCAAGCTGACGGTACGCAGACTCGCTCCTGCTCCTCAACCGAGGAGAGCAAGCAGCCTGGTAAGGTCGATTGCAGTGGTGATAGTTGTAAAGCCGGTGTCCCGCCCCCGGATTACAGCAAAACCGATGTAAAGCAGGATATTGAAAAGAAGCCCAATCCTGACGGCTCGACTACCACCAAAACCGATACCACTACCGACAAGACCAGTTGCAAGGGCGTGAAGCCCTGCACCTCCACCAGCAAAACCGAAACCTCAACCAGTGAGGAAGACGCAGACGGTAAACCGGGTGATTCAAATTACGAATGCACCGGGACTGGTTGCGATAAAGAAGGTGGATCGGACGAAGAAAGCGAAGAAGGGCCTGAACGTGAAGCCTCGGTTGGTACTTGCGATGGGGGCTTTTCATGCAGTGGCGATGCCATCGATTGCGAAATTCTACGCCAGCAAAAGGAACAACTCTGCCTCGCGCAAGAGATGACCGATTTCGAAAAGCATAAGCCTGGAATCGAGGCTGCCGTTACCGGCGACAAGTTCGAGCTTGATGAAGGTAACGGCGTTATCGACGTTCCATCGTTCGTAAACAAAGGTACGCGTTTCCTGCCTTCTACTTGCCCAGCCGCGGAGAGTTTTAGTCTGTCCGTGGCTGGTGGGCGCTCTTTTGAAATCAGCTATGAGCCGCTATGCCGTGCCGCCAGTGATCTGAGCGGTTTATTCGTGGCTGTGGCCACCGTCCTCGCCGCGCTCTACGTCGGCCGCTCCGTAGGAGGTCAGTGATGCATTTCCTGTTCATCGTTCAGATGCTCGTCATCGTCCTTGGCCCGTTGGTGAAAATGGTGTTGAAGATGATCGGCTTTGGCTTCGTCACCTATATGGGCTTCAACCTGATCATCGGCGAAGCTCAGGAATACTTGTTTGCCTATATGGGCAACGTGGGCCCGGTGATTCAAGGAATTCTTGGGCAAGCGAAGTTCGATGTGGTGGTGAACCTGTATTTCGCGGCGATCTCCACGCGTTTCATCCTGGCCGGAATCGACAAGGCCACTGACCGTCGTCGTGCTCAGGTCTGGCATAAGCCGGGCGGCACCTCCATCGAAGCATAAGGAGGCGCCATGCTCGTTATCCGCACCGGCAAACCCGGCCACGGCAAGACCCTCAACACCATCCGCGAAGTGGACCAGAAGGCCCATGCCGAAGGGCGGGTGGTCTACTACCACAACATCAACGGCCTCAAGCCCGAACTACTGCAAGCGCAGTGGTTCGAGTTCGAGGACCCGGAAAAGTGGTTCGAGCTGCCCAGCGATGCGGTCATCGTTGTGGACGAGGCCCAAGGCTGGTTTGGCGCTCGAGATCCGAGGGCAAGGCCACCGGAACACATCACCCGCTTCGAGACCATGCGTCATCAAGGCCACGAAGTGCATCTGGTCACACAAGACCCGCGCTATCTGGATGTTCACCTGCGCCGCCTGTGCAACAGCCATATCCACTACTGGCGGGTGTTCAAGTCTTCGCAGCTGCTGCGCTTCGAGTCCGAAGTCGTGGTGGAGAAGGTCGAAGTCAAAACCAGCTTCAAGGATGCCGACAAGAAGTCGCTGCGCCTCGATAAGCGTTACTTCGGCGCCTATACCAGCACCAACGCCAAGCACCACTTCCAGACCAAGGTGCCGACCAAGTTCATTTTGGCGGTGTGCGTGATTATCGGTGCCGCAGTTCTCTTTTATCGTGTTTATGAGCGCTACAACGGGGGAAAAGCTGCCTCCGTTGAGACTAATAGCAGCGCGCCGACCGGCAGCATGGTCGATCAGGTGCGCGACACGGTAGGCGCGTTCATCCGCCCCTCGGGGGATGGTCAGGCTAGCGCTCCCGAAACGGTCGCCAGTTATATCGGGCGTCGGGTCCCTCGGGTGCCGCAGATTCCGGCGTCTGCGCCCATCTACGATGAGCTAACCCGGCCTGTCTCGTTCCCTCGGCTCTACTGCATGTCCAGCACTGATCCCGACACCTATGCACGGGAGTTTGGTCGCATGGCGCATGCGGTGGTTAATGGCGTTCCCACGGTGTGCCAGTGCTACACGCAGCAGAGCACCCGCATAGAAACGGACTTCGCCTTCTGCAGTCGGGTGGTTGAGTACGGCTTTTTCGATCCGACCATCCCCGACCGCTCCGGCAGCTCCCAGCGCCAAGAAGCTCAAGGCACCCCACGACCCTCTCAGCCAGCCTCACAGCCGGTAGTCGCTCAGCCATCGAGTGGTGGCGGCTTGACGGTCGTTCCGTATCAGAAGGGGCAATTCCTGTGGTGATGACCGTCAGCGCGTCAGTGGCACGCACGGCGAGGAACGAGCCGGCGTGCTCGCGCGCTGACGTCCCTGTAGCACGTCAGATAAACCCAAATGAGCAACCAGAGTAATCCAGAGTAAAGGGGAAAAACGGAATGGCGAATAAGGACTTCAAACGAATCGATATCCTGACTGGCTTGGAGGATTCCCAAAGTCGACTGTTTATCGATTCGGGCACAGCCCGGATAGCCGACCTGTCTAACGTTCGGCTGCTGCGTTGCGGCGTCGATACGGTCCGTCAGCTATATCGCGGATTGATCCGCCCCGAAATCATGGCACTGTTCGAAAAACCGGGCGCGATGGTCGAGTTTGCTGGGGAGTTCTGGCATGCCGGTCGGGTAGGGCGGGACTCGGGCTACCAGTACAAGCTCCAGAACGCGGACCTCGGCTTCATCCTCCTGATCAAAAACTTCAACGCGAAGCTGGAGCAGATCGGGCCACACCTGAAAATCGAAGTGTCACCACACGCCATCGATGCACTGTCACCAGAGCGCCTGCAAGAGCGTATGGATTATTACGCCGCTGCGGTAATGACGAACCGGGAGCGGAACCAGTGCGCTGTCCATCTGGCGTTGGATCTGCAAGGCTGGACGCCTCCGGCTGATCTGACCGCGCGCATGCACTGCCGCGCACGTGCTGTACGCGATATTTCCGGCATCAAGGAAATTCAGTGGACGATGGAGTCTGCCACCTATGGCAAGGGGCAATCTTTTCTGTTCGGCTCCGCTGGTGGCGTACAGCTCGGGATCTACAACAAGACGCTCCAGGCTCGCGCCCAGGACAAGCTCGACTTTTGGGAAAGCGTCTGGCGTCGTCGTGATTCCTTTGATGCAGCCGATCCGGATAACTACGATCCGAACGAGGACGTGTGGCGCATCGAGCTGCGCTATCACCATTCCGTCATCCAGCAGTTCGCTAGCGGCTCGATAGATGCGAAGTCCGGTAAAGCTATCGAGACGGACTCATTTGCAGCCTTTGCCTGTCATCTGGACGGTCTCTGGCGCTACGGCCTTGGCCAGTTCAAATTGCTCGCCCGTCCCGGTTACTTCGAGCCGATCTGGACGCTGATGCGTGATGACGTGCGGGTCGATGTGCCGGTCGATTCCCTGGTGGATGAAACCGAGTACAAGCGTTACTACAAAACCTCGCGGGGTTTCTCGGGCAAGAACGTCGAGCTCTTCTTGGGAAACTTCGTAAGCCTGCTGGCACGGGAGCGAGTGGGCGCTAAGCAAGCCTTTGATCGTCTGCGAGAGTGGGAATGCTGGCCTGTCATCCGAGATCACTACGCCTCGAAGGATATGAGTGAGCGCGATCTGTACAAGCACATCAAAAACCTGCTGCAAGAGCGTCATGTTCGGTGGGGGCGTGCTGTATGACGGCAAGGAAGGACGGAAAGACCTGGACTGCTGACTTCTATGAGAATGGAAGAGCAGGGCGGAGAATCCGAAAGAAAGGCTTTCTGACCAAAGCGGCTGCGCAACGCTATGAAACCGAGTTCTTCAACAGTCTGAAAGAAACCGGGCGCCCGTTGGATGATCGGCTATCGGATCTGATCAAGCTCTGGCACCAGTTGCACGGTTGTACGCTCAAGGACGAGAAGACCCGCTTGGCTAGAACCTTGGCGATCTCAGAACGGCTGGGCGATCCTCTCGCCACTGAATTCGACGCGTTGGCTTGGGCGCGCTATCGCCAGCAGCGTTTGAAGGTCGCTTCGCCGCATACGGTTAACCATGAACAGCGCTACCTGTCGGCGGTGTTTTCGGAGCTGCTACGACTTGGCGCGTGGGTAGGTAAAAATCCACTCGGCAGCATCCGTCAGATCAAGACGGACCAAGTAGAGCTGACATTTCTTTCCTTGCCGCAGATCCGCCAGCTACTCGAAGAGTGCAAGCGATCAACCAACAACCACACGTACCCCGTTGCGCTGCTTTGCTTGGCCACTGGTGCTCGTTGGGATGAGGCCGAAACGCTCGCTCGATCCGCGATCTACGGTGGTAAGGCGCACTTTCACCGGACCAAGAACCGTCAGTCCAGATCGGTGCCGATACCGAAGGACGTTGAAGAGCTGGCGTTGAAGCTGGGCATGCCGGGAAATGGTCGGCTGTTCATGTCGTGCCGTTCTGCTTTTCGAGGTGCCTACAAACGATGCGGGTTCAACACTCCAGGGCAAATGACCCACATCCTGCGGCACACCTTCGCCAGTCATTACATGATGGCCGGTGGTGACATCCTTAGCCTGCAACGGATCCTGGGGCACTCGTCGATCACGATGACGATGCGCTACGCACACCTATCGCCTGACCATTTGGAGTCAGCGCTACGGCTCTCGCCATTGGCTCAAGCGAGGCATGCGATTAGCGCGTGTTGACTGCGCAGCTAGTCGGTGTATGATTTATTAACGCTTAACGTTAAGGATTAAAGCGTGATTCTGAGTTTCAGATGCGATGAAACCCGAGCGTTGTTCGAGTCAGGAAGCTCCCGGCGTTGGGGGAACATCCTGAACGTCGCGACGAGAAAACTGGCCATGCTCAACGCGGCAACGGAGCTTCGAGACCTGCGCTCTCCACCGGGCAACCGATTGGAGCCGTTGCATGGCGACCGGGCCGGGCAACATAGCATCAGGATCAATGACCAGTGGCGGATCTGCTTTGTCTGGACTGACGCAGGCCCCACACAAGTCGAAATCGTCGACTACCACTGAGGAGGTGGCTACATGGCAATTAACGGCATGCGCCCCGTTCACCCTGGTGAAGTGTTGCGCGAAGAGTTTCTAGAACCGCTGGGGATTACTCCCGCTGCGCTTGCTCGTGCGCTGCATGTATCGGCACCGACCATCAACGATATTGTGCGCGAGCGTCGTGGAGTTACTGCTGATACGGCTATCCGGCTGGGCCGCTACTTCGATACATCTGCCCAGTTCTGGATGAACCTGCAGTCCGACTACGCATTGGCGACGACCTATGCGGCAAACGGCGAAGAGATCGAGCATGAAATAGAGCCGCTTCGGGCGGTTGGCTGACGGTGTGGACATGGTGTAGTCACTCCGTAGTCATCGGCCCAAAACAAAAAGGGCCTACCTTTCGGTAAGCCCTTGTTTTGTTTGGTGGCTACGCAGGGACTTGAACCCCGGACCCCAGCATTATGAAT